GGTTCTTTAGGAAAATTAGGTTTGCCCACGGCTTTGGATGGTGCTTTCACAACAAGAGAAATGGCTGAGGCATTTTCTGATCAAGCAGCGGCAGCTACAGGAATTTTAAATAGTGATCTATATAAATATTTTATTCTAGCTCCTAAATCTTTTTCACAATCAGCAAAGACTCTTTTCTCCCCTTTCACGCATTTAAGAAATATTATTAGTGCTGCAGCATTCACCACCATGAATGGAAATATATCTTTAACAAATCCTAGAAAAACAATAGATGCTTTTAACAGTGCCTTTGAAGCATTTAGAAAAGGGCAAAGAGGATTTGGAAAAAACAGAAGATTTAATGCTGAAGCTCTAAGAGAATATTTAGATTATCAAAGACGAGGTATGACTGGCACCAACCCATTGATAGGAGAAATTACAGACATGGGTAATGACGTAGCCACTCTAAATATAGGGCAAAAAGTAGAAAACATAACTGGTGGTGTGCTTAATAGACTGGCAGAAAGAGTAAAAAAAATAAAAGACTTTACAGTTAATACTTACCTAGCAGAAGATGACTTTTGGAAAATATACAATTATAAATTTGAACAAGGTAATTTTAGAGATGGATTTATTAAAAACTTTTTAAGAAGTGAGGATGTTGCGGACACTAGACTGAGCGATATCATTAGAAAAGTTAGACAAGCTGAAAACTTAGAAGCAGGAGAAACTAAAACAAAACTATTAAAAGAACTAAAAGAGAGTGGAGATCAAGAAATATTTGATCGACTAAACGCAAAAGTAGGAAAAATCATAAACAGAAAAACAAGTATTAATGATCCTATTTATTTTGTTGGCAAAGATATAGACCCTACAAATGCAAAGATTTCTATTGAAGAGGATTCTTTAGGTGCTTTAGTAAAAAATCTAGCAGCAGATTCTACTAGAAATAACATACCTAACTATGAGTATGTCGGCGAGGCCATAAAAACTTTAAGAAAACTACCGCTTGGAACTTTCGTGTCTTTCCCTGCTGAAATAATAAGAACAGGTTTTAATACTCTTCAAAGTTCTATGAGATTAATGTCTATGGCAGAAACGAGAGCGCAAGGACTGAGAAGATTAACAGGTGTAGTAGGTACAGGGGCTGCACTACCAGTTGGTGCAGTAGAACTAGGAAAACAGTTATCAGGATTCTCAGCAGAGGACATGGAAGCGCTTAGAAGGTTTGTGCCTTCGTGGTCAACTAACGGATTACTTGTGCCCACTGGAACCGATGAAGAAACAGGTAATCTGCAATATTTAGATTTATCTTACATTTACCCTTACGAGTCACTTCTTAAACCTGCTGTCACTATGTTTAATCAACTTCAAGAGGGCGAGTCGACTGATGAAGCGATGACAAAAAGATTATTAGATGGTGGTGTTATTAGTATGAAGGAATTAGTAAAACCGTTTTTACAAGAGGCGATTTATACGGAGGCTTTTTTAGATCTAGTTGCAAGAGGCGGAAGATCAAGAGATGGCAGAGCTGTATTTAGAGCTGAAGATCCTGTTGGTGAGAAGCTATACAAAGGGACCATGCACATACTAGAAACTTTCGCCCCAGGATCTATTAAACAAACTAGAAGAATAAAACAGGCGATTCTTACGCAACCAGATAAATATGGAAGAGTCTACGATTTACGAGACGAGTTGCCTGGAATATTTGGATTTAGAAATATTGAACTGGACGTCGGCGATAGTTTTAAATTTATGGTTTCTGATTTTAATAAAAGAGTTTCTTCTTCTAGAGCAACATTCTTAGGTGATGTTTTAAGAGGGGGGAGTCTAACTCCAGATGAGATATTACAACAATACTATGGATCAGAAAATCAAAGATTTAAGGCTTTCCAAGATTTTAGAAAAGACATTCAAGCAGCAGAAAGACTAGGTATAAAAAGAAGAGATTTAATAACTCAGCTGGACAGAGTTCCTAAAAAAACTAGAAACGCACTGTTAACAAATAGATACATACCGTACGAGCCATCAGATAAAGTTAAAATGTTGTTTTATCAAAATGAATTAAATTTAGCTAGAGAAACGGGGAAACCCCTTGAGAATAATTTTCAAAAAGCCTTCTCTCCTATTAGTGCATATTTACAAGCTAATACAGGTAAAAGCTTATCGGACAGTCCTGATTTTAGTTTTACCACACCAGAGGTAACAGATTTCTTTGGGCTGTCTATATTTGATTCAAATGTGCCTGTCACTCCACAACAGACCACGGCCCAACCGACCACGATTACTGGACAAGGGGTATCGACAACGGTAGGTGTTGATGATAGATTTAGAAGAGGGACGATTACCGATCCCTTAAATAGACAGATAGGAAAACTTGACTAATGGCACCACCACGTAACATAAGATTCGCACGTAGCAAAGACGCAATAGGCAGAGATTTAGATATTGCTAGAGCTAGAAAAGAATTTTTTCCTAACAGACCTGACGTATCAGATGACAGAGCGCTAAGAAGACAGCAACAAGCCGATCAATTAGCTGCCTTCAAAGGTCAATTTACAAAACCTGTTGAGGGAGCCACTGGTCTAGTACAGATGACACAGGATGCTCCAAGAACTCTAGCTCAAGAAGAGATGAGACTTGCTAATATTCTTGGCCCAACACCTAGAGAAATAGGAAGCGATTTTATGCGTGGGCTAGGATCTTTTACCTCTGATTTATCAAACAGGATTCAGTCTGGGAGTTTTGGAATCTTAGGGGTTGCAAAAGATTTATATAATAGAGCGACTAGCGCACTGCGATCAGGAGTAGATAAACTATCAAGTGTTGACTTAGAAATTTTAAAAAACAAAGACAAATATGACTTTGTATCTAACAAACCTAAATTACAAGGGATACAACAACTAGAGGTTGACGCAAAATTAGCTGCTAACGTAGAAAAAAATGCAGGTATAATTGCAGCGAACAGAGATTTATTTGGAGATTACTCTGAGTTTGGTGGCCCTTCTCTACCTGGTGAAGTTGAAAAAGAGCCGTTAGAAACTTTGATTCCATCAACTTTATATGAAATGCCTCAACGACCTCCTGGATTTAAAGTTGCGTCTCCAGAACAGAGAGAGTTCTTAAAAGAAATTAGAGAGGCGGATAAAATGTATGGTGGTATCATTTCTTCATAATGAAACGAATACCTAGAAAACCTGGACAACCCAGAAAGTCTAAGTTACACTCCGATCTCTATACAGATGAGAATCCAAAAGGAACAATTAAAGGACTTGGTTTTAAAGATGAAGTATCGGCTAGAAAGAGCGTTGCTAAAATTCGTAGAAGCGGTAGAAGCCATGCTCATAAGACTCAAGCTGCTATTGCTATGGAGCAAAGAGCTAGGGTTGCTGGTAAAACAAAACCTGCAGGGATATATAGGAAATTCATCGAAGCGCAAAAGAAAAAAACGAAAGAAAGACGAAGACGAACATAATAAACATTGGGGCATAGGAGGTTTCTAATGATAAAAATTACTGACGAATTGAAGGCACGAGTACAGGACCATGAAGGTCTAAGGACATCTGTTTATCTCGACACACTGGGAAAAAAAACTGTGGGCATCGGCCACCTCGTGCAACCACACGAAATGGAAAGATTTGCAGAGGGAGTAGAAATACCCATGGATGAAATCATGGAGATATTTGAAATGGATTTAAACAGGGCTGCAGCAGGGGCTGACATGTTAATACAAGAAAATGTTGGTCACGATTTGCCTCAACACGTAGGTGAGGTGATTCTTGAGATGGTGTTTCAGCTGGGGACAACAGGCGTATCTAAGTTTAAAAAATTTTGGAAAGCACTAAGAGTAAAAGATTGGAAAAAAGCATCAGAGGAAATGAAAGACAGCAGGTGGCATTCACAGACACCGAAACGCTGTGAGTCGTTAGCAGAGATTGTAGCTAATACTTAGTCTTTAATTTCTTTTACAGTTTTTTGATGTGACTCTAACGCATCCCACACCTCAACCTTTGACCAATGAGCCATGACACATTTAGATATGTCCTCATGTAAAACTTTCAACCAACTAATATCCATCGGTATACTTCTACCTTTGTTATCAGCGATGTGGTCTACTTCTTCATTAGTTAAAGATAAATTTAATTTACCATTGTCATAAGTTATTCTCATTTTATTTCTCCCCAATTAATTCCTATTTTTGCCTCGCATTTTACAGGCACATGAAGTTCAACGGCAGACTCCATCGTATCTTTTATTTCTTTTACCTGGGTCTCATTGGCTATAGAAATATTTAGTTCGTCATGTATTTGTATCATGGGAATGATCCCATGATTATTCCACAAATCAACCATGGCTTTCTTGGTTTGATCTGCCGCTGAACCTTGTATTAACCTATTCAATGCACGATAGGTTCCTGCTCTTTTCAT